CACACACACGGAGAGAACATGGCTAAGATACCCAGAGCTAAGATTGACAGGGTAGCATCTGATGTGATGCAGGGTTATACGCTTGTGAAGGCATGTGAGCGTAACCGTGTATCTAGGTCTGCTTTGTATACAAGGATGGGCAGTGATCCTGAGATTAGTAATGCTATCAAGACTGCTCAACAGCAGAGTGCTGAGAAGGCACTAGAGGATGTTGAGGCTATGTATCAGCATCAGTTGAGTGGTGAGAAGAACTATGATCCTAATGTTCTAAGGGATTATGCTTTACATGTACGTTGGAAGGTGGGCAAGGTTATGCCAGACCAGTATGGTGATAGCAAGAACCGTGCTGGTGTAGAAGTTACTGACGGTGGTGTGAAGATTATGTGGGAAGGGTGATGCAGGTAAAGATCCCTTACAAGCCTAGATCCTTACAAGCAGAAATGCACAAGAGTGTGAAGCGTTGGAATGTGCTGGTAATGCACAGACGTTTTGGTAAGACGGTCTGGGCAGTCAATCATCTCATTAGACACGCTTTGACTTGTGAGTTACCTAGGCCAAGAGTTGCTTTTGTTGCACCTACTTTTACGCAGGCCAAGCGCATAGCTTGGGATTATGTAAAGTATTATGCTTCTGTAATACCTGCTGTTAGTTTCAATGAGACTGAGTTGCGTGTAGACTTTCCAAATGGTGGCAGGCTGATGTTATTGTCAGCGGAGAACCCAGACAGTCTGAGAGGTATCTATCTTGATCTATGTGTATTCGATGAGTTTGGCATGCAAAATCCCAGGGTGTGGGGGGAGGTTGTACGTCCTGCCCTGTCTGATAGGGAAGGTGCGGCTGTATTTTTAGGCACCCCAGCGGGACATAATCATTTTTTTGATCTATTGGAACAGGCCAAGTCAGAGGAGCAAGAAGGTTCTGAGCAATGGTACTGGAAGGTAGTCAAGGCATCTGAGAGTGAACTTGTAAAGAAAGAAGAGCTAGAGGCGGCTAGGGCGCAGATGACGCCAGAGCAATACGAGCAAGAGTATGAATGTTCGTTTACCGCTGCTATCATAGGTGCCTATTATGGAAAGCTGCTTTCTGATGCCGATGATAACGGAAGGGTTACTAGGGTTCCATATGACCCTGCTTATCCTGTGCATACCGCATGGGATCTGGGTATAAACGACTCAACAGCTATTTGGTTTGCGCAAGTATTTAGAGGCGGCTCGATTAATGTTATTGACTACTATGAAAACAGCGGTGTTGGGCTGGATCACTACGCTGAAGTATTACGTCAGAAAGATTACCACTACGGCGATCACCTTGCTCCGCACGACATTGAAGTAAGAGAGCTTGGTTCTGGCAAGTCTAGGCTAGAGACTGCGTTCAGTCTTGGCATACGCTTTCGTGTTATTCCGAAGATGAAGATAGCAGACGGTATCAACGCTGCACGCATGATGCTGCCCAAATGTTTCTTTGACAGGGAGAAAACATACGATGGCTTGGAGATGTTACGACAGTACAGGCAAGAGTGGGATGAACGCAAAAAAGTTTTCAGAGATCATCCAAGACATGATTACACGAGTCACTCTGCGGATGCGTTTAGGTATCTGGCTGTTGGGTTGGAGAATAGACAAGCTGTGCTTCGCCCTCCGCAGAAAATGGCGATGAACGAATACAACCCATTCACGCTATGATGGACGAAAGAGAACATATACTTGAGTTGGTAGAGAGTAGCGAGTACCACCAGTGGTGGGGGGAGGAAGAGTTTGAGAACTTTGTAGAGCAACCGATGCGCCTAGATCAGTATGTGCTGATGGATGAGGGCTTTGCAACTTGGGGATTTCCAAACGAGTGGCAAGTGCAAGATTACCTGCTAGAAAATAAGTTTCCTGTGGATGGGTTTGATGGCGGGGGAGATACAGTTTGGATAGTAGACTTTATTTGTTTGCAAGGAAAGAGTAGCATAGCGCGTATAATGCGACACATACGAGATCATCTGGTGCAAAGCGGTCATGACAAAGCGTTATGGTTGCGCACTGAGACAGGCAAGATAGGCTGGTACAAACTGAAGGAGATCCATAATGGGTAGTGGAGGATCAGGCACAAGCGGTGGTGCTACGAACATAGGCGGCACACAACCTATAAGGTCTACTGGCGCACCAAGGCGCACACAAGGGCAACGCTTTCGAGATGATGCCGCACAGGCAATGGTAAGAGAACAGCAGCAACGTGGCAGAAATCCAGTTGGGGGAATGAACTTAACTGCGGAAGAAAGACGTATGCGTGCGCCGCAACGCGGTCTTGCACCAGGAGATGTTTTGGCAACGATTGGTTCAAGTGGCTTTGGGCAAGTGGCATCGGCAAGACTAGCTGGCAGAACAGATATATCAAAAGAGCAACTTGGGGATTTGGCAACACGCACAAACATTGGACAGTTACCAGCAGGCAGGGTGTCAGTGCCAGGTGTTGGTAGCGCAGCACTCAATGTTTTAAATGTTATAGGTCAAAGATCAGCAAAAACAATTCTTGATAAAATCATAGAAGGTGGTGAGCCAATTACTGACTCAAGTGGTAGAGTTGTTGGTGCGAAGGGAGAGTCAGGAACCTTCAGCGTTGCGCCGCCTGCTGCGCCTTCTGTTTCGCCAACAGGCAGAGATGAGCCACAAAGGTCAGACATCACACCAGAAATAACACCAGAGGTAACGCCAGAAAGAGATGACGCGCCTCTTGCCACAAGGGGCAGAACAGCTTTCACAAGAGATAGGCGCAGAACACGCGCTGCAAGGTTTGGTCAAGCTGGTTTTGGTGAAGAAGGTATTTTGCTACGCGGTGCATCTAGTTCATACGGAGGATAGATATGTCATTTTTAACACCAAGAATACCCGCGCCACCACCACCACCAGAGCCACCAGCTATGCCAGATCAAACAGATATGGCGCGTGCATCTGCAAGAGCAGAGGAGGCTATGGGCGCAAGAGTGCGCAGACGTAAGGGCAGGGGTTCAACTATTGTTGCTGGCGCACTTGGTGACACAGCTACAGGACAAACACCAACCTTGTTAGGATAAAATCATGGATGCCATCAAAGAAATAGTCTCACGCTATGACTATATGGAAATGCGCAGAGGCAACTGGGATACACACTACCAGGAACTTGCCGATTACATGCTGCCAAGAAAGGCAGACATTGTGCGCAAACGCAGCCGTGGCGAAAAGCGCATGGAGCTTATCTTTGATGGCACTGCACTGCAAGCTGTAGACCTTTTGTCTGCATCCCTTCATGGCATGCTTACGAGTGGTGCAACGCCTTGGTTTCACCTTGCGATGAAAGACCCAGACATTGGGCGCAACGATGATGTACAGCGGTGGCTAGAGGATAGTAGCAAGCGCATGATACGCGCTTTCAATCAATCAAACTTTGAGACTGAGGTGCATGAGTTATATGTAGACCTGGTTGTGTTTGGCACAGGCTGCATGTTTGTCGAGATGGATGGCAGTGAGCTACGATTTAGCACACGCCACATATCAGAGTTTTACATTGCAGAGAACCAGTTTGGTCTGGTTGATACTGTTTTCCGTAAGTACAAGATACCAGCGCGGCAAGCAGTGCAAAGGTTTGGCTTGGAGAATGTTGGCGAGTTTATTGCCAAGAAGTTTCAAAAGAATCCTGATGAAGATGTCACTATGTTGCACGCTGTGCTACCGCGCACAGAAAGAGATCCGCAAAAGGTAGACAATCTCAACATGCCATTTGCTTCTGTTTACATCTGTATGCAGACAAAGATGCCTGTAAGCATTAGTGGCTTTGAGGAGTTTCCGTATATCGTGCCACGTTTCTTGAAAGCCACAGGTGAGGTGATGGGAAGATCACCAGCCATGATTGCGCTGCCTGATGTAAAGATGCTGAACCTAATGTCAAAGACAATCATACAGGCTGCACAGAAGATGATTGATCCACCTCTGTTAGTACCAGATGATGGGTTCATGCTGCCTGTACGCACACAACCTGGTGGTTTGAACTTCTTTAGAAGTGGCACAAGGGATACCATTACGCCACTCAATACAGGTGCAAACATACCTATTGGGTTGTCGATGGAAGAGCAAAGACGCGCCGCAGTGCGTTCTGCGTTTTATGTTGACCAGATATTGTCAGCAGCAACACCAAACATGACAGCAACAGAAGTTGTGCAAAGGCAAGCCT